CGAAAGAAGATTACCCAAAAGTAGTTGCTATGTCATCTAAAAACATACAAAGTCCGTCAACTTCCCGTGATGGGGCTGTGAAGGTAGAAGCACAGCTGGTTAAACCTCACCGGGGTTCGACGAAGCGCGGACCGACACGCGTGTCGGGGGGTGGGCAACCCCAACAACCCACGGAGAGGAAAACTCCGGAGCCGAAAGGTCAAAACAAACCCTCGGGAAATGCCAGAGTGCGGAGAAGTCAGCAAACTCCGTTGCACTCAAAACATCGCTGGTCGAGTCAGGATCTTTGGAGAATGACGAAGGACGATGCCTCGGAGCGCATCCTAGCGCTTCAAGCAAAGGTGGAGATCCTGCAACGCGAGCTCAATTGCGTAAGAAAGCAAAGCAGGATTTCCAACACCAAGTCCGCCGACACCATCGACACTGGGTCAAAGGAGAAACCCACTATGCAGACTGGGCGAAAGCCGTCCACTCTAGCAAGAGCATCGTCGCAGCCTTTAACAAAGAAAAGCGACTTGAGCAACAGTGGTATGAAAGGAAAAGGTGCCCAGAGTGCGCCGGTCCTGTATGCAGGGGTGGAGAAGAAACCTGCACGCACGAATCCGGTTGGCAAGGCAACTCGAGAAGTCTCTACTGCTACCGTTGCTGCTCCTTCTTCCGTAACTGGAGAAGCAGTGGCATCTACCAACCTAGCTGAGAGCAAGAAAGGAGACGCGAGCGAGGCCAAACCTCGTGATCTCCCAGTCGCAAAGGGTCCATCATATGTCGTTACACTTAAGTACGGACCGGTCAAGCAGAGTGAGAAACCAGTACTCGCTACAATCCCCGAAGAAATACCAGTTAAGAGGATTGTTAAGCAACAGGAGAAGAGGAGGTTGCGGCTCGACCCGTCAGTGAAGGTGGACCCAGGGTTATTGGCTTATCTGCAGGATGAGTTCGCATTCAAACCGCGGACGGCAGAGTTGTGGGAATGCATGCACACAAAATTAAGCAAGCATCTCAACACTTACGACCTGCAGAATTTTAGTCATGAGCAGCTCTATGAAATGAAAATCAACATAGTTGCTGCTGCGATGGCAATACCCCCATGCGAGCAACGGGTCAGGGCCCAGTACAAGGATAAGAAAGCCTTGGCGGAGATGAAGAAGCATGAACAGTGCTTCGGAGAGGGCAACTTCGGTCGTACAGGATGGATAGCCAAAACATGCTATCGTATGACCGGGCGCCGCAAATAGGAACTCCGCACCCTGCCAGCTGTCTGTGTCAATAATAAACCTGGGGCAAGTGAAACCTTGCCAGGCAGTTGGATTAACGCCAGGGAAAGCGTCTGCAAATGCAAACGTAAAGTCACCAAGTTGTTCGATTATACCGTGAACGACCTTAACAACACATTCGTTTGGACACACAAGGGCTGTGTGTGCAATGAATTGGTGGCTTTGAAACAACGACATCAATTGGACACGGGAATGAGGTACACATCGACACGTGATTTGGCTAAACACCTCAGGCCCCTGTTAACACGATTGTTCCCAGTAAGCGAGGATACTGTAATAAACCACAGTGCTGGCAACAAACGTAAACTTCTAATATCCGCGAAGAAAAGTCTGGAAAAGGAACCAATCAGTAAGAAAGATGGGTTGGTGAAAATGTTCCTAAAGGCTGACAAAGCTCATGCTGACATCGACGAGCTTGTTGACTATGGGGCACCCAGATGCATACAGTACCGTAACAAACGCTACTGTCTTCGGCTAGCCACGTATTTACATCCAGTGGAGGCCGCTGTGTACAAAAACACGGACATTTCAAACACTCCGATCTTTGCCAAGAGTCGGAATTTGACACAGCGCGGACAGGACCTCAGGGCGAAATTTGAACATTTCCATAACCCAACAGTGATTTGCATTGACCATTCGAAGTTCGATGCTCATGTCAGCACACAATTGCTTAAACTTGAACATGGGTTCTACGTTGATTGCTTTGATCGGGAGCATACTGCAGAATTGCGGACATTGCTCAATATGCAGCTTAACAACTTGGGTTGCACTAAACACCGAACATGGTACAAAACACGTGGCACTCGCATGTCCGGAGACCAAAACACCGGACTCGGCAATTCGTTGATAAATTACGCATTATTGCGCGATTATGTCGAGTATAACAACTGGAAGGCATGTTATTACATCGACGGAGATGATAGTGTGGTTATTGTTGAGGGGGATGTTCAAGCTAGTCCGGAACATTTTGCGCAATTTGGAATGAAGACCAAAATTGAGAAAGTGACGAAGGAGTTTCGAGAAATTGAATTCTGTCAAACCCGACCGGTGTTCGATGGGAAACAATGGCGGCTTGTCCGCAACCCGTTTAGATTGATGGCCAGGTTACCATGGGCCATCCGCACTATTACCCCGAAAATTAAGGGTAAATATTTGCGTTCGATAGGGTTGTGTGAAATGTCACTTGGTGTAGGACTGCCTATTGGACAGTTCATAGGAGATACATTGAGCAAAATGGGTTCTGGCTACATGATTACCGGGAATCATTATAGGGCTAAATTAGAATATATGAAACCAGAGCGCGTGCAACTCATACCACCCAGCCCACTAGCACGTATGGAATACCAAATGACTTGGGGTATTTCCATAGCAGATCAGCTACGCTTTGAACGAACAGGCATTTTAGCGCCTACAATTGAACGGATCCGCGGATATGGGGAGGAACCTTATCCGCAGCTTCACTAACCATGGCATCAAACCAAGGTAAAGGAGGCAATAGCCGTAGATCCGTACCCGCGAACGGCGGCGCAAAACGTTCAAACCGACAACCAAGACAACGCGACTCAACATCCAGCAACGCACTCGTGCGTAAGCAACAGGGAACCGGTGCTCCCAAGATGACATATGGGCCAGGATGGGCGGG